GGGGTTAGCTGCTTCAAATTTCTTATCTGCTGCTCGTGATATATCCCATTTAAGGGTACGCGATAATCTAACTGTTTTCATACAATCTCCTATAATATAACGTTAGCGTTTTCTTTAATCCAAGCTTTAACATTGTTGTGTTGTTTAAGCTCTCTGTCTTTAGAAAGACAACCTCTAACCAATACAACTTGAAATTCTATTGGTACTTTTTTAGAGAGTTTCATAATATTCTCCATTTTGTCGTCTTCTGCTCTAGAAGCTACAGCTGTAGTTAATGCATAAAGTAATGCAGGGTCATCATCTTTTTTGTATTTAGATGGGTCTGCAATAATTGCATCTATATTAGGTAGCTTGCTTGCAATTTCGTCAAAAGCAATAAACTCACCAGCTGGTCCGTCGCCGACTAAAGATGAAATACCATAAAATAGTCTATCTTTGTCGTGGTTGGCTCTTGTTAGTTTTCTACTAACCATTGACCACGCTCGAGGGGTAGGGAATGCATACTCATCAGGGTTAAACTTAGATAATAAGTTTGGTCTGTATTGTATAAAACCAATAATACTAGGATGTATATTGTTAGCATAAGCCCAAGTAACCCAGTCATCGAGTGTTGGTTCTAGTTCGTAGTGAGCCAACCTGTTACGAACTGGCGATGGCATTTGATATACAGATGCAGCATCAGTCAATCTGTTGCCGGCACATACAATAGACCAACCAAGTGGCAACTCATAATTACCGATTTTTCTATTAAGTAATAACTGCAAAAAGGCATTCTGTGTTGCAGGCGGTGCAGTTGGTAATTCGTCAATAAACAAAATACCACGGTCACCGTCTCGTTCTACGATAGGAAACACATCAGGAACAGCCCAAGAAGTAAATCTTTTTTCTGTTTCTGCTATCTTTCTTATATATGGAATACCACGTACATCGACTGGGTCGAACAAGTTAGCACGAAAGTCTAACAATGGTATTTTCAAATCATCAGCAATCTGTTGAGGGATTTCTGATTTACCGATACCTGGGCCACCCCAGATCATTGCTGGATTCCCTGCGGAAATACAGTCTTTAAGCTCTTGGATAAGAGTAGTTGGGTTTATTGTATGCATAGTAGACCTCCATAGTTAAATGCATTAGTTTTAGTAGTTAACATATTTGAAAACCACCAGAGTTTTTAACGAAATTATAGAAAGATTCTATAGTTTCAGCGTCAAACGGATATTTAGTCCGCCAGTCGTCTTGCAATTTAGTACCGTTACAAGCATTACAAGGTGCTAGTTCTGTTATATTCTCATTGCGTTCATATTGACGCATGCCTTTGCCTTCGCATATCTCACACTTAACTTTAGGTAAGCTTTTTTGCATGTATTTATAATCACGTTCGTACATATGATGAGCATTCTCTTCGATAGCCATACCCAGTCTGTCAGCAAGTACTGCTGTTTTATCTGCAGTTATTTGATAACCAGAGTTAACGCTGCCACCTGCTATATCTTCATCATCAAATACATCGTGCATAAGATCACACGTGTATTGCCAAATTGGACGCCACCACCAAATGTTAGATCGAAAGTATACGCCTGGGTTATCTGCTTCGTATTTCTCAACAGACTCAAAATACTCTTGGCGTTCTTCTTCGTCTAACGTTTTAAAGTCAGGCATTTTAGGTTTTGTTGTTCCTGGTTTTATTTTAGGGTTTAACCCATATACATCCATTCCCATTAGTACATCTCCTGTGTCGCCATTGTTAATATTTCAGGGTCAATACGATGGCGTATCGTAGCCGACTTCTGTTCTTTGCTGTCTTGTATGACAATATTATTGATACGTCTACGAGGTGTAGAGTTTGGTTTTGTATCCGAGCTTTCACTCTTTATGTGCGGAATCAAACCTTGCAGTATTGTTCCGTCATATCTTGGGTCACGTTTGTACATAATAACTACCTCCATGTAAGTTATATTTAGTTAATAATAAATACCGAGCTTTTCATCCCGGTGCGTGCTTTTGGTAACAACCCATACACACATTCAATTAGGTATGTGTATTTACCTGAACTACAAATCTACGTGGAAGCGACCCTTGTGGTCGCTAACACACGCTTATTACCAGGCTCAACGCAGGGTTTGGTTCCACGTGGTTCCACACGGTTCCATGAGTCGTGGAACGCAGATAATGCAGTAACGACGCGAGTTCTGCGTCATGGTTCCATGGTTCCAGGTAATTTTAGTATTAGAACTAATATTAATTATTCCTGGTCCACGGTCGGTTAGAAGCAAGCTCGCGCTGAAAGTCATGGAACAATGGAACCAGGGGCATGGTCGACGGTCGTCATCCTGCGCTGGCATTGTCGTTGGCATGGTTCCATTAAGTGGTTCCACAAGTGAAAAAGTCGTGGAACCAATGGAACATTGTCCAGCAATCAAGCATACAACGCTCGCATTCGCTCGCGATGATAGTAGTAGGCATATGATAGTAGGCATACTTGATGATAGTAAGTAAAAGAATAAGGGCCCGAAGGCCCCTAGGTTAGATATTTGATTGGTATGATTTATTGGACAGGATATTGTCCGTGAGTTGTTTAGTATATATAGAATAATATTTACTAGATAGTTCAAGAAGTCTAGCAATGTCATGATGACTGTCTTGTAACATTGCTAGTTCTCTGTATTTGTGAGCGAGCTGTAAACTGTTTTTAGCTGTCAGTTCTGGGCTCATCTCTACCGAAAGGAAAACCTTCGTCAATGTCAGTCATCCATTGAGGTTCGTCCTTAGTGTCGTCACTGAATACATCAGCGTTGAACATTCGGAACATAAAGTATCCATACATGAGCATCAAACCGCCTTTGATAATCATAGACAGTATGAAATATACAGAAACAATAATAAGAGTTATTTGTAGTAAATCCATTATGATGCTCCTTGGGTGTTCATGCCCGGTAATTCAGGTTGAACTAGTTCAGATGATGATAGTTCTTCCTTTATTTGCTCGTCGATATTCTCAACAGGCAGTGGTTGAGCTTTAACAGCTCCGTCTCTAACTCCACGACTGTAATCAGATATGACTCCAGTAGTAGCGTTAGTAAAAAATCTAACAACAGCAGATGTTGCTAGGCCAGTTTTGTATGCAATTTTCATAAGATTCTCCTTTATATAATGCATTAATAAAAAAAGACACCAGCCGAAGCTGATGCCTTAGGGGTTAGACTAGTCTTTAGGGGTAAAACTAGCAGGGTAGAAAGTGATAGTATCACCTTTGTTTAAGTAAGGTGTTTGTATAGAAACTACACCATCTTCATTCATAACAGCAAAATCAAATAGCTGGTCCATAGGTCTGGTTTTGTATTTTGTTCTACCTTCCTTCGAACCTTTCTCGTAGTCAGGGTTGCTTACCCTAGCGTTAAGATGAATGCTACCAGTTTTAGTTAGTGCAAGACCGTCTCCTTTGTCACAAGAAATGTTGACATCGAATTCAGTAGTTAGTTTGTTAGCTTGTTTAGCCATAATATATTCTCCATATGTTATAGACGACGAGACATTCGCCATCTTACAAATCTCTATGGAAGCGAACGACTGTTCGCCTGTATTTTTCGATACAAGGTTCCAAAAGGTCAAATGCCGGTTGTTGTTTTTAGATTCGAAAAAGGGGGAGGGGGGTAGCTGCTGGCAGAAGGGGAGGGAATGGATCAGCGGTATATTTAATATTTTTTCAAATTTTTTTTATATTATAAATTTACAATATATAAGATTATAAGGTATATTTAGCACATGAATCTATTAAACGCTGAAGCTGTTGATGTTACAAATGAAGACAGAATAGAGCTTCAATCCCATTTTCCCTATGCGGGAGTAAAACTATCCGAGCTTTCGGTACAGGAAGAAAGGCTAATTTTGTTTCACTTAAGAGGCATGAACAAGTCAGCCGCCGGCCGTGCAGCAGGGTACAAGGATATGGATACAGTGTACGCGGTCCTTAAACGACCAAAAATTATACAAGCCCTAGAGTATCTAAGACGAGAGATGCGTGAAGAGGTAAAGTTCGACCGTAATGCGGCGACCTCAATGTATTTAGAAGCGCACCGTAAATCAGCAAATGCAACCGAAGAAAAAAATGTTGTAGATTCGTTGTGCAAGCTCCACGGTCTATTTGCTCCCGAACAAGTCACCCAAGTTAACCTTAATGTAGAAAAACTAGAAAGGTTAGAAAAACTACCCGATGC